GCGCTCAATTTCGAAGGCGGCACGCTGCCCGACTGGGTGCAGCTGACCCCGGCGGGTCCGGCTATTGTGGGCCGGGACGGGCGCGGCTGGAAAATGTCTGACCCGGCAGCGGTCGCTGCCGCTTACGATCCCGCGAAAGAGCCGCAGATCGATCTGGAGCATTCCTCGCAGATCGCCGCACCCATGGGCATGCCTGCCCCGGCTGTGGGGTGGATCAAGCAGATTGAAGTTCGCGACAATGCCCTGTGGGGCCGTGTCGAATGGACAGCGGACGGTGCCGCGACCGTCACCTCGCGCGCTTACCGCTATCTGAGCCCGGTGTTCCAGTACGATTACCAGACAGGGGAAATCCTGCAGATCGTCAGCGCCGGGCTCACCAACAATCCCAACCTTGAAATGGCGGCCCTGAACCGCGCAACCACGGAGACGACAGACATGGACAAGGCGGTCCTTGACGCCCTCGGCCTTGCGGCCACTTCCACTGCGGCGGATGCCGTGGTGGCGATCAACACGCTGAAAAGCGAAAAGGCCGTGGCGCTGAACCGCGCCGAGGCCCCGGACCCGGAGCGGTTCGTGCCCAAGGCGGACCATCAGCTTGCGCTGAACCGGATCACCGCGTTCGAGACCGAGGCCAAGGCCCGGAACGAGGCGGCAATCACGGCAGCCGTCGATGCCGCCGTTGCGGCGGGCAAGGTTGCGCCTGCGTCGAAGGACTACCACCTGGCCGCCTGCCGCCAGGAGGGTGGGCTGGAGCGGTTCACGGCGATGGTCGGGGCAGCCCCGGTGATTGCGCCGCCGTCCGCACTGGACCGTCGCACCCCCGACGCCACGCCCGGCAAGCTGACCGGCGAAGAGCTGGCCATGTGCCGGATGATGGGCACCGACCCGGAAAAATTCGCGGCCGAAAAGGCCGTGCAGGCACAGCTGGCGGCCGAGCGTGCCGTCACGATGAAGCAGGAGTAACCCGAGAATGGCAATCACATCCCCCGCATTGCTGACGAACCTCAACACCTCGCTGCAGGCCGCGTTCAAGGACGGCTACGCTGGCATGCGCGCCGAGGCCTTCTGGGACAGGGTGGCAACCCTTGTGCCCTCGACCGGTGCCTCGAACACCTACGGCTGGCTGGGCGACTTCCCCCGCTTGCGCGAATGGGTCGGCGACCGCGTGGTCAAGGACATGAAGCTGTTCGGCTATGCGATCAGCAACCGGCTGTTCGAGTCGACGCTGGGCGTCCAGCGCACCCAGATCGAGGATGACCAGTTCGGCCACTCTGCCCCGATTGCGCGGTCGATGGGCCAGGAAGCCGCGCAGCACCCCGACGTGCTGGTGAACGACGCGATCACCGCCGGTGAAAGCACGGTCTGCTATGACGGGCAGTTCTTCTTCGACACCGACCACCCGGTGTTCCCGAACGCGGACGGCACCGGCACGGCCACGACCTGGACGAACTTCACCACCGGGGCTGGCGCGCGCTGGTATCTGATCGACGATTCGAAGGTGCTGAAGCCCCTGATCTTCCAGGAGCGGACGAAGCCCGAGATGGAGATGAAGTTCGATCCGTCCACTTCGGACACGGCCTTTACCAAGGACCTGTACCAGTGGGGCATCCGGTACCGCTGCGCCGCAGGCTACGGCTTCCCGCAGCTGATCCATTGCGGCCGCACCGCGCTGAACGCCACCAACTTTGAGGCGACGCGCACGATCATGCGCAACCTCAAGGCCGATGGCGGCCGTCCGCTGGGCGTGCGCCCGACCCTGATCATGGTCGGGGCCAGCAACGAGGCGGCGGCGAAGGCGCTGTTCGAGGCGCAGTTCCTGTCCGGCGGCGGGTCCAACCCCAACTTCAACGCCGTCAAGGTTCTTGTGAACCCGTGGATGGCCTGATCATGAGCGATCTTTCCATCCTGATCAGATCGATCCCGGCTGACGGGTTTGAAGGGCACTTCCGGCTGGGCCAGTTCTGGCCCCGCACCGGGCGGGTCGTGGCGACCGATGCCTTTTCCGGCGAAGACTGGGCGGTGCTGGAGGCTGATCCCCGCCTGCACATCGGCCCCGCCCCGGACGAGGCGCAGGTCGAGACCGAGGCAAAGGCGCAAAGCCTGAAGGACCAGATCGTGGCGGTCCTGGGCACGCTGGAGCCGGGCGACTTCGAAGCCGATGGCCAGCCCAAGCTGGGCGCGGTCAAGGAGCGGCTGCCCGAGCAGGCCAAAAAGGTCACGGCAAAGCTGGTGTACCAGGTCTGGGCCGGGCTGAAGCCCGCCGCCTGATCATCATCCGCCGGGCCGCACGGTGCGGCCCGGTGTACCGTCCAGGCGATTAAGGTCTGGGCGGGCGCGCGGTCGGGGGTCGCGGCGCGCGGGAATGGAAGACCCCACCAGTTTCAAGGATCACCCGATGCCCGCCTACGCCACCCAGTCCGATATCGTGACGCTCTACGGGGCGAACGCCCTGTATGTGGCGGACCACAACCGGGACGGCGTGGCGGACAGCGCGGCGGTCACCCGCGCGCTGCTGTCGGCCAGTGACGAGATCGACACCTACCTGGCCGCGCGCTACACCCTGCCGCTGACCGAGGTGCCGGGGTTTCTGCGCACGCTGACCGTCGACATCGGGCTGTACCGCCTGGCCCTGTCTGCCGATGTGCTGAGCGAAGAGCACCGCAAGCGGTACGAAGACGCGCTGGGGCACCTGAAGCGGATTGCCCGGGGCGAGGCCGCGCTGGTGTTCACCCCGGTGCCCCCGGTGGACGGCCAGCCCGATGTCAGCGCCGCGCAGCCGATTGTGTCGGGCGGCCCGGCAAAACTGTTCACCCGTGATCTGACGAGGGACCTCTGATGGCCGGGGCGATGGTGACCATCACGCTGGACCCGGCGCGCATGGCTGATGCCAGGGCGGCGCTGGACCGGCTGTTCAGCGCGGGCCTGCAGCAGGTCAGCTATGAGATCGGCAGCCTGGTGGAAGACCAGACCAAGCGCCGCATCGCCGATGACAAGACCGCGCCCGATGGCACGCCCTGGGCGGACTGGTCCGAAGACTACGCGGCCACCCGCAAGGCCGGGGTGCACGCGCTGCTGGTCGGGCGCGGCGATCTGCGGGACAGCATCCAGAATTACACAAGCGGCGACACGATCCGGGTGGGCACCAACCTGGTCTACGGCGCGATCCACCAGTTCGGGTCGGACGGTGCCGAAGGCGGCATCCCGGCGCGCCCCTGGCTTGGCCTGTCACGCGAGGATGAGCGCGAGATCACCGATCTGGTGATCGGGCGGCTGGAGGACCTGCTGCAATGACCGCGACGCGCCCCGATCTTCTGGCGGCTCTGCCCGGCCTGGTCGCTGCCCGGATCAGGCTGGTGCTGCCGGGCTTGCGCGAATGCCGGGGCATCGCCGGGCGCTTCAACCTGGACATGCTGAAGGCCAAGGGTGTGGCGGCACCGGCGGTGCTGGTCAGCCGCCTGCGCCTGCGCCAGGACCAGACCTTTGCCGGGCCGCACCACACCTTCATCGTGCAGATGGGGGCCTTCATCGTGGCGAAGGACGAGCTGGGCCTTGGCCGGGACGAGGCGGTGGCCAACATCGCCCAGGCGCTGCTGCAGCTGATCCCCGACACGCTGTGGGGCCTGCCCGCCGATCTGGGCCCGGCCCAGGACGTGGCCGAGGAACCGATCCTGTCCGTCAGCACCGAAAGCCGGGCGGTGGCCCTGTCTGCCGTGACCTGGTCGCAGCAGGTGGCGCTGCGCGGGCTGCCCGAGGCGCTGACGGTCACGCCGGAACTGTACCTGGGCCAGGCCCCGCGCATCGGCGCGGCGTTCGAGGATGATTACGAGCTGATCGGGGGTGCGCCATGACGCGCGCTGCCGCCGAGGCCGACCGCCAGATCGGCAACCTGTGCCAGGTGGGCTATGTCACCGCCGTTGACAATGCCACGTCGCGCGTCCGGGTCCGGATCGGCGAACTGGACACCGCATCGATCCCGGTGCTGCAAATCCGGTCGGGCACGATCCGGCTGCACTGGATGCCGTCGGTCGGCGAACAGGTGACGGTCTACGCCCCCTCGGGCGACATGGCCCGCGCCTTTGTCGGCGGGTCGCTGCCCATCGACGGCAACGCGGTGGCCCCGAACGCGGCCAGCCCGACGATGGACCTGGGCGGCGGCACCGTGAGGATCATCGGCAAGCTGTACATCGATGGCGATGTGGAAATCACCGGCAAGATCGACGTGGCGGGCAACGTCACCTCGGCTGCCGATGTGGTGGCCTCGGGCAAAAGCCTGACAACGCACCGTCACGGCGGCGTTGCCACCGGACCGGCGCAGACGGGGGTGCCTGTGTGATGTCCGGCCTGTCCGCCACCACCGCGCGCGTCCTGCCCGAAGAGCAGCACCTGGCGCAATCGATCAACGACATTCTGTCCACGCCGCTGGGCAGCCGGGTGATGCGGCGCGAGTATGGCTCGGACCTGCCGCGCCTGATCGATGCGCCGCTGAACGGCGAAACCCTGGTCGATCTGTACGCAGCCACCGCCGAGGCGATTGACCGCTGGGAACCGCGCTTTGATCTGCGCCGGGTCGAGGTGGCCGATGCGGTGGCGGGCAAGCTGTCGCTGACCCTGACCGGCGAGGTGCTGGGCCTTGAAACCGTGCTCGCGG